GTATAAAGGGTTTTTGCGGTACTCCACTTGTGCCAACCAGCAATAGAAACAGAGTAAAAAATTTGGGCCAGCTTTGTACCAAGCTGGCTCAAATATTTTACTGCGTTTCTACGCTTTGTGCTTTAATGTAGGTGAGAGAACCATTAAATGCAACAGGCTTTTCACTTGTAACATAAAACAGCGAAGATGGGGCAATGCTACCAGTGCCCTCAGCGCACGACAGAAGTAAGCTATTCGCTGCACAAAACTTCGCAAAATTGCCTCTTGTGTTGGACGTAAAACTTTTGCTCGACGCCATGTTCACACAGCTACCAGCCCACTCAATAACACCTGCACCGTTTTGTCTGCCAACAATAAACGCCATAGCGTTATTAACATTCGGTGCGATTGTGATTCTGCCTGCCAGCGTGATTTTACCACCGTTACCAATACCAAAGCATCCGCCCTCGCTACCGTACTCGGTCACTGAGAAAACACAGTTTTGTACGCTTACAACGGCAGCGATAGAATCAATACACGTCCCTTGGTCTGCTGTAACAAATTCGCAATTGGTGAATACACCCATTCCGCCCCAAAATCTTGCAGTCATTCCAACGCGACAATTTGTGAAGAAGGTTGTTCCACCCTCAAAATACGTCGCCCTTTTTGCGTGACTGTTGATAACCAGCATTTTGTCTGCTACGCCATTAAACACCATGTGGCTGGTGTAAAACGTAGTTCCGTTTGTATCAATCGTAATGCCGGTTGTTCTACCGTAAATGTGCAACTGGATTCCGTTTGCAACTGCATACGACACATCATCAGACGGGAAAGTGTAAACACCGGGCTTAGTGATTGAACAAGCGTTGCTGGTAAGCCCGCTACGATATAGCTTCATAAATGTCTCAAATTCTTCCTGAGAGGAAATTTGAGCTTCGCTTCTATTTGTGATATAATGATTGGCGCTAACTTCGGTTAGGTTGCTAAAATACTCATTGAGATAGTTTTGTACCTCCTTTTTAATTTCTGTCTCTGTCACATCAAGGTCTTTTGAAAGTGCTTCAATAGCCTTAGTGAGCTTACAAAGAACCTCATAATAGCTAAGACTTTCGTCATAAATAAGCGGAAGCACTTTCTGGCACCAATATCTTGTGTTATTGCACATATAACCTCCTTACCAAAGCCCGATAAACAACACATTCAAATCGTTTATAATTTGCAAGTCTATGTTCAAAAATGTTTTTCTGTATTCCTGTAACATATTGGCATAGCTTGTTTCGCCTGTTTTTCCCTTAAAAGTGGTAGTATAATCATCCTTTCCACTTCCCTCACTCATGTCCTTGCTTGCATTTGTAAGATACGTTTCGTTTTCCAAATTCTGCAAAGCGCCCTGCGGCGTATCGCTATAAAGATTCCTTCTAATACCATTCCCGCTATTTGTGCCGTGGTGTTCTGTTGTGGTGTCAGTGTTTGTCATAGGGTCAAACTTGATAAGTTCACTTTCATACAGCTTGTTATAGTACGGCATAATTTCATTCATTTTCGTCGCCAGCCGCAACTTCCACAAGCCCACGGTTTCCTCACAAATTTCCCTCGTGTAGTAGTGTTTCAGAATCTTCGCGCAAAGCGTCTCTCTGTACCCCTCGTCAAAGATAGGGAACTGAAAGTCAAACACATAAGGAATAGCTTTCTGAATAATCTCATCAACTTTTCCGTACCCCTGACTTTCACTATACCCAGCGGCTGTCTCGCAAATAAATCTAACTTCTGTCGTGTAGTTACTCACTCAACAGCACCGCCCTCTCCATCAGAATTGGGTTCGCCCTTGACCGTATCATCAGCAACATCAATCGTCTGGTAATCCTCACGATAATCACACCAAATATCCAGTCCGAACATTTCATTGATTTTCTTACACGCTTCGCGCCTTGCATTGAGCCTGCTATATCTACTCGCAATAGTACCGCCTTGATTCCTCGTAACCTCGTCAGTAATCAGTCTTTCTTTCTTCTGCACATTGATATTACTGATACCCAAATAAGTCAACGCTTCGTTCCAAATCTGTGTTTTCAACTGATACAGCTTGTCACACACATACGGCGCGTCAGTTCTCAATACGGTCATAGCCCCCGTATTCAAACCCTTATCGCCGAAAATCATCGGCTCGTTGCCCTCCCACTGTTTATACAGGTTCATCAGCGTAAGCCGCTCCTCCTGCGTACACTTGATAACCACAGGAGTTTTCTGTGCATTGGCATTGACATCAATCGCTCTATCAAGGTTATACAACCTCTTGGCGAACATTACGGCGTCCAGTCTGCTATTAGTGTGCAGATAGTTATTATAAATGATAACACTGTCCTTGTTGTTAAGATTCCTCTGATACCCATTCACCGCATAAGCGCGCCTGTTCACGGGTATCCTGTACACATCGAAGCCGCCATTGACAGCGCACTGTAAGGCAAGATAACCAAGTTCCTCGTCCTTGAAAAACACAGCTTGCCCGTCAGTGAACAATGTCAGCTCCAGAAATCTTGGGTCTACGCTATCGGGCAGGTTTTTCCATTCAAACATACTGATAGCCAACTCAATCAGCCGGTTATAATACTGCCTGTACGTCCCTGTATTTACCGCCGCGCTTTCCCAAAAATTCTTATTCTTAACGCTCATAGATACCTCCTTTCCTTACACGCTATTATCGAGGGAATAGTTTCCAATGTTGTTTCCGTTTGTCCAGAATGTAATTCCGTTGTCAAAAATCTTGCAAATCTTGCTCATATCGTCACAAGGCACAGAGCCATGAATGACACACCCGATTGTCTTAGTGTACGTCCAATAAGGTCTAACATTTCTGTTAGGCACTTTAACTCTGTGAGTAGCATACCCATACATTGTGAAGTAATCATCAATGATGCTTGCAAACTGCGGCTGAATGTGCTTTGTCATGAACACGAATTGTAGCAAACCAGCCGCGAGAAGTGCCATCGAACTACCGCCGCCACGAGCCTGATTTGGCATGATACTGTGTTCATAATATTCTGCAACAATACCAGCAACAGTATTTGCCGCAGATACAACACCAACAGGGCCAGCAACTGCCGCTTTTGTTGCCGCGCCAAGTGCAGTACTTAGAGCATTGATTCCAGTGCTTGTGCCGTGCTGAGCTAGCCACGCTCTATAAGTGTCAACATTGAAACTCAACTGAGGGAAACCAGAAAGCACAATCTTTTCATCAATGTTTGAAGCTACTCCCTTGTAATTTGTAGGCCACAGAATTGCGGATGGGCTTGGACTTACATCACCAGACAGTATAAACTCGCAATCGTCAGAGTTGAAAAACTCATACCGATATTCTGCGAACGTACCCTGCTGATTTGTTACATACAAAAAATTGTACGGATATGTAAGCAATTTCTTGTTTTTAACTTCTGTTCCATCTGCTCTCTTTAGTGTGAGGTGCTTGGCTTTAGTAACTGTTTTACGAACAGCGCTACCAGAACCGGCTTCTGTCAACACAGTCGGGATAACAAACACTGAAACAATTCCATCACTTTTAGCGCCAGCTTCGCCGATGAAATGCGCGGCCTGTCTAGCTCCATCAAGTGTATTGGGAAACTTGATAAAAGCCAAACCAGAAAACACACCGGCAATGTACGAGCCATACACGTCAGCGTATTCCTCGTTAAACGTACACGCAATGATGATTGACGTGTTATAAAGCTGTGCATCGTTTTCCAGACTGTCAGCGACATACGAACCATGCTCAATCTTTTCAGGAACAAGGTTGTCACCGATGTTGTCTGTCGCGCTGTGTTCCCGCTCAATGAAGCACTGTCCAAGTTGATAGTCAAAAGCCCACGTCTGCATGACATCAATCTCGTACTCAATCTCGCTAACAATGTTATTGATATACTCCACGCTTTTCACAAAAGCATAGAACCACTTGTCACCAAAATTGGTGTTCTGAAACATCAGATAATTGCAGTCATACAAATCATCAGCCTTGTACTGCACCCTCATCCTTGAACGGTTCACCCGCTGGTACGTCTGCTTTGTCAGTGTATACTTCGTCAACCCTGCAAAATACTTAAACTGTGCTTTTGCGCCGTTAAAGTAAATTGTGTGGTCATAAGTATTATCCAGTGGGCAATTCGTAAGCAAACGAATTACGGTATTAGGTTCGATATACATTGCTTATCTCCTTTTGAGGGAGGAGTCTCCTCCTCCCTCGGTTGAGTATTAGCCCTTGGTGAGAGTAATGGTGTCTCCCACCTTGGCAGTCGCAACCGTCACAGCAGTACCCGTATAGGTAGCACCGCCCAGCGTAGCAACAGGGATGAAACTCTCCACGCCAGTGCCGGGCACGATGAACGCGCCATAGGGATGGACAGCCACCAGCGCCTGAACGCAAGCCTGCGTCTGCACGAACCGTGCCGTGTGCGGCTCAAGACTGGCGTTATCGTCGTCAATCTCAAGGGTGTAAATGATGCCGCCATCCCCGTGCTGGACAGCGGTAATCTCCGCATTCAAAGTATCGGGCAGAGCCGTGGTCGCGGTATTCTCCACGAACACAACAGCATTTGAGAACGGAGAAGAGGAAATGGTTTTCCACACATTGTACCAGTAGTTCCAGTACATACCGGCGCCGATGTAATCCTCAGTGAATTTGTTGTTGTTATCGTAGACCTGGAACCATTCCTTGTCCAGAAGTACGGCCTTGACATCGGCCATCAGCGCCAGCTCGTCGGCGGTAACGGCTTCAATCATGTCACTGTTGGCGGTAATGTCAGAGAACCGCTCATTATCGAACGTGGTGAAGTCATCAATCAGCTTGAGCCTGCCGATGAAGTCAGCCTTGTCCATGTTGAACGCGCCAGCCAGCACATTCACATCATACTGCGCGTTGAACGTGCTGTCCATGAAGATGTACTGGTCAGCTTTCTGAGTGTTGGTGGTAACACCGGCGGCGTTGTATTTGTTGCTCATGAAAGTGAGCTGGTTGGACGTGCCGCGGAAAGCGATAGCGGCGTTCTTTATGTCAGCCGCGTCGAATGCGACAGGGTACATCTTGCCGTGAGAGACAGCCTTGATAATCAGGTACTTGAACAGCAGGAACTCGTCATACTCTGCGGCCTGATACACGCTGTCCACGATTTTGGCAATCAAATCCTGCACACCGTCGATGCTCAGGAAAGCCTGCTGGAGGTCTTGCTCCTGAATCGTAACAGGGTACTGGACACGCCAGTTCATTGTGTGGAACGCGGAACGCACATCGGGGAGTGTGCGCTTCAGCTCACGGGCTTCTGCCTTTTCAGCAGAAAATTCACGAGCCTTGGCGATACTGACGAAAACTTCCTCGACAGTCTCGCCGAACTCCAGATAGCCCTTCTTGAGTTCAGCATAGTCGTTGTTGAAAGTTGCGCTCTTGACGCGCACGGCGGCGATTCTGTTAACTAGAGCATTGATAAACTGGTTAGCCATAGCGGGGTAGCCAAACAGCACCTCGCCAACACGGGGAATGTCGGTATCCTTAGCAACCTTAGGCACAAGCGCCTGATACTCAGCACTCGCGTTTGCGCGAATAGTGTTGAGAATATCAATGGTGCTTGCGTTCAGATTGCTGATTGCAATTCTTTTTGCCATTGTTTAATCCTCCTTAAAAAGTGCATCATAGGTGAGAGGTTTGACATCAATATCATCCCCTCCCACATCATCGTCATTGCTGGGAGAAAAGAATCTGTCGCGGTATTTCTGTCTCCAATTTGCGTCGTTTTCTTCGTACTTCTTTTTCCAGTCCTCGTTGTTGTCGTTCTTCATGCTGTTGAGAGTATCGCTTACGTCCTCAACCAGCGCGATAGCTTCATCACTTTGGTCATCGCCGATTCTGGTACGAATAGAGGCAAGCAATTCTTCTGCGGTTCGTACTGCCATGTTGTTCTCCTTTCTTAGAACGGGCGTAGCATCATCCAAATGGGTAGTTTACTGGTGTTAATAGGAGTAGGCGGTGGTGGAGGAGTAGGCTGTCCAGACAGATATTCGTACCATTTTTCTGCGTTAGCCTTTCTACCTGCCATAGAACTTTTAGGTGAAGCGGGGTGCTCATAATATAACATCCAGTAGGCGGCCAAATCCTGTACGCTATTCTTGGACGTAATGAACTCCTTGGCAGTAATTGGCGGGTTAGTAGGATACCCGCACGTTGGTGCTTGGCTGTTTCGGAAAAATCTCTCCGTTCCGCCCCAATCTGTAAGTTCATAGTGTAGATACGCCAACTGTGAATCGCCGTCAAGCCAATTCAAGCCTTGGGAATCACACCAGTTTCCCAAGTGAGTGGCGCTAACGCCTGATACATATACGGGTGTCCAGCCGCACAAACCAGCGCCATATTTATATATGTCATAGTTGCGGCCAATTTCATACTGTCCGGGGTTTAGGATTCCCTCACTTTCCATGTTTCCACAAATCGCGGCAACAGCTTCAATGGTGTACCCCTTTGCTCCAAGTTCTTCCCAAATAATACTAACATTGTTCTGCTTGGCAGCTTCTGTCATAGGCGGGAATTTGTCAGTCTGATATGATACCCATGCCATATTAACCACCCAACTTAACGTTAACAATAGTTTGCACCAAGTCGTAGTCAAAACCTTCGGCATTCAGCTTGGTTTTCCTTACGCCGCCATTGCCATACTTACCGGCAATTACATCATCGGCGGCTTTCTCGTATTTTGCCCACATGATTTTAAGATATTTTTCCTGTACTTTTTCTCTCTGAGCTTTTGTCACAATAATCACCTCAATTGTTTTCCAGTTTGTCGACAAGTTGCTGCATGACCAGCGTGTTATTGTTCAGAGCCGTGCTGAGTTTATCAATCTCAGCCTTATGACTTTCCTGCACTTTGTTGATATACCAAAAGCAAATCAAACAGACAGCAATAGGAAAGCCAACAGTCGTGACGATAGACAGAATATCCTGAATGCTCATATTTACACCTCCTTTCATACTACTATTTATTATAACATACTTGACAACGGTTGTCAAGTGTGATATAATAAAGTAGAGAAATTATAAGGAGGTTGCCATGGGTAAGTACTATGACGGCACTAAATTGTTGTCCATGCTTGACCTGAATGGGAACAAGCCTGAGATATATCTATGTACCACCAACAGAACAGCTGGTAAGACCAGTTATTTTGCACGTCTTTGCGTGAATAGATTCTTCGATAAGAAAGAAAAGTTTTGTCTGGTTTATAGGTATAACTATGAGCTGGATGACTGTGCTGAAAAGTTCTATAAAGATATCTCTGGTTTATTCTTTAAGGGTACACATATGACAAGTAAGCGTAGAGCGGCTGGTATCTTCCACGAGCTGTTCATTGATGATATTGCGTGTGGTTATGCTGTGTCTCTAAACTCTGCTGACCAGTTGAAGAAGTATAGTCATCTGTTTAGCGATGTTAAGCGCATGATGTTTGATGAGTTTCAGAGTGAAACCAATCACTACTGCGCGGATGAAATCAGAAAGTTCGTGTCGGTGCATACCAGTATAGCACGAGGGCAGGGAGAACAAATCAGATATGTGCCTGTTTATATGTGCGCTAACCCTGTTTCAATCATCAATCCGTATTACGTTGAAATGGGTATAAGCAATCGGCTGAAAGACGATACCAAATTTCTGCGCGGTGATGGGTTCGTACTTGAACAAGGCTTTGTTGAAAGTGCGTCCATTGCTCAGAAAGAAAGCGGGTTCAATAGAGCGTTCGCAAAAAATGCTTATGTTGCGTACTCAAGTGAATGCGTGTATTTGAATGATAATAAGGCGTTTGTTGAAAAGCCTGTTGGTGTTGGTAGATACCTCGCTACGTTGCGATACAAGGGAACTGATTATGCTATCAGAGAGTATGCTGAGAGTGGGGTTATATATTGTGATGACAGGCCGGATACATCTTTCGCCATGAAGCTGACTGTCACAACGGCTGACCACGAAATCAACTATGTCATGTTAAAACGTAACAGCTTCTTTCTTACAAACATGAGATACTTCTTTGAACAAGGGTGCTTTAGATTTAAGGATTTGAGGTGCAAAGAGGCTGTTCTAAAAGCGTTGTCTTATTAAGGTATCTGCCTGTGTAAATCACACCGGATAGAGCGGAACAAGCCAGATGGAATATTCTGCCGCTACTATTGACGGGGTTGCTTTCCCGCTTTGTGCATACACGGGTAACAGATATAGAAAGACCTCCTATGTTTCCATAGGAGGTCTTTTGCTTTATACGTTTTCACGCATTGGTTCACAGGTTGCAACCATATCAGCTGTGTGGAGTAGCATTGCAAGCGGGTATTTGCGATAAGTGTTGTAGCAAGAATAGTCGTTGCCACTTGGCCCCATGTGCGTGTTGATAGCGGCGGCTTCGTCTGGCTCAAGTTTCATGTACTGCTGGATGAGATAAACGCTCTTAGAACCGTGCCCGCCAAAAAGATATTGTTCGTCAATGGTGTAGTACGACACAGTTGTCCATTTGCCGTCAATTTTAGTGTTGCGTGTGCTTGTCGTATAGAAACCAATTTTGCAAACGTCGTGGAACAGGGAAGTAATGATAAGGCTTTCGGAAGAAAAGGGAATATCAGAGTACAAACCAGCAAGCCTTGTAAGTTCAAGATATACGCGCAAGCTGTGTTCCAAAAGACCGCCCTTGTAGGATTCATGAAAGCGGTGTGAAGCTGGCGCTGTGAAGAAGTCGGTGGTTTCAAGCCACTCACAGAACTCCTTAACACCATCACGGTGTAGTGTATCAACGATAGCATAGAAATACTCTTTGTCATGCTGGATAGAATCAGTCAACATTTTCATTACCTCATTTCATACGTTGTGTCTATAAGGAGTACGCCGCCCCTTATACGTTTTGGTAGCAGTTTTCCGGGGACTTTTAGTCCGATGTTGAAATCATTTATTGTGCGCTTTGTTTTGAGAAATTGTAGTTCGTCCTCTGTGTATTTGTCACGTTCTTCTCCTTGCGGCTGTTCTCCTGTCATTGACTTAATAAATAGTTCTTTACAGCGTTCAGGCATACCAGCGCATTTGAAGTTATAATACGGCTTTTCAATGGGTTCACAATCCTCTGCAATGACGTGTTCAACGTATGTCTTTTGGCGAACAAAGAATCCCTCGTCCCATGTGCTTTCAAGTTTCCAGCAACAGAAATCTGTGGGATGAACTTTAATGCCCTTGATTTGTTCAGGAGGAAGGGAGCAATGAATGCTGTCAGTGTCAGCGTAAATGAAACCATCTTTGTCTGCACCGTAATAGTTTTGTTGAGCGGCACGAATGGTAAAGTTTCTTGCATAACTGGTGATAGCAGAGCCTACTGCTATATATCCAGCTTCTTTGTCATTAGCAAGTTGCGTATAAAAGCCTATGGTTTTATCTTCTTTAATGTAAGCGACTTTGAAATTAGATTGCTGTGAAGATGCCATCTTGCCGTATAAATTATTGAGAAAAAGTTTTGCCAATTCTCGTTGAGCGCCTTTGCTGTGAATCTTAATTTGTTTGTACTTCTCTATGTACTCGTCAAAAATTCCAACAGCCGCATTAAAGTAACAACCATCGAGAATTTCAAAGTCCACAAGCTCGTAATGTTCAACGAACAATTTGAAGTCAACCATAGTCATTGTTAATGTTACTATTGCTTCTTGTAGATTGCCGTCAATGTCATAGTATTGTGTATAGTATTTACCGTCCTCCTTGTTGTATCTGTCTGACGTTTCAAGCATTTCCGTTGCTCGATATGATAGTGTGTTCTTGATTTGAATAAAGGGCAACATACCTGACTTCAAATAGAATCGGGTTTTGAAACGCACAAAGTAATAATGAACGCCGTCAACAGCTTCATCGGGAATGTAATTGCCTTTCCAAAAAGTAGGCTCACCTATTGGATACATATTTCCGCTTTCAGATGACATCATAGAGGGGTACAAAGAATTGACATCCGCTGTTGTGCCGTGTGGGTATATCCTACGCTCTTTTCCTTTGGCGAGATAGCACCAACCTCCGTGATATGAATTATGGATATAATCACCGGCTGTTTTTTCTCCATATTTAGAGGGAATTGGAATGTCATATAGCTGTGGAAAATATTTCTTATAGGTTTTACCGCCTACTGACTTCTTGTACTCCGCAAGACAACAACTTCCAATTGTCAGTCTTTTGTGTCCCTCTGTGAACATAATTTCAAGAGCCTCCTTAACAACAAGAATGTCATTTTTAATGTACTCTTGCTCGTCAGGAGTTATTTCACAACCTGCGTACCTGAAACCTGTATATTCCATTTCAAGTTTCTTGTGCTTTGTGCCAAAACTCTTGCCTATTTTCTTAACAGAGAATGGCAATAGTTTCAAGCTATCTCTAAGCTCAATAATCTTGTCATGAATTTTGATAGTTACACGATACCATTGCCCCATTGATGATATGGAATATGTAAACGTGTTGTTTGGCATATCTTTTGGAGGAAGAAAACGTATTTCCTCAGAATTATCTGACAGCTTTTCAGTAGCTTGTTTTAAGCCTAAATCTACCATCAGATAAGATAGCCAAAAAGAACCATCAAATTTTAGGTTGTGGTAGTAGCAAATAATGTGTGAATCAAGGGACACAAAGTAATCGAATTGTTCACCAATAGAATGGAAAATGTGGACATCTTCTGTAAACATTTCTACACAAGCGCTTGCCCATACCTCTGTGTTGACTTGTCCTTTGTATACTGTCGTTTCAAAATCGCCTACAAAATACCGGTTATTCCGGTTCCTCATAGTACTCTACTTGTTCACGGGCATCTTCAACGATTCTGCTTTCTGCTACATCAAGTGTTCGCCCGTAAATTATTGCCGCAATGGCTGTAATGTCGCCCTCAATGGTGTTCCATTTGAAGTCGCTTGAACCGTAACAAATGTGAAACGCCAAGTCTTTTACAAGAGCCGCGTATCGTTGGCAATTTCTTGCTACTTGTTCACGACCAATAGAGTTGATTGCACCTGTTAAAATGTTTTTAAGAATGTTAGTGTCTTTTCGCTTCAAATTGGCGTAAGATTCTGTCCACGTCGAAATGGGTTGCCAACCTGTTAAAAGTTCTTCAACGTTTGCAAGAATATCGTCCACATCGGACGGCGGTGTGCCTTTCGTTTTAGCCACCTTAACACGCTTGCTCTTTTGTGCGCGTGAGCGAATTAAATGTTGCCCCTCTTTACCGGTCATTCTTGTTTGAGTTATGGGGTCATAATAGGACGCCTTGGCGTACAGTGTGGTAGGGGTCACTCGCTTCAAGGCTTGGACGGATTTTTTGGTTACAGTTTTAGGGCGTTTGGGCGGGCTATAATCATTGAAAGTAAAACCACGTTTTTCTGCTTGTTTGATAAATCGGTTGATTCTGTCGAGTTCTTTCTGATACTCAAGTTCAATTTGAGATTTTGCCATATTCACACCTCACTAAAACAAAAAGAGCCTTGCAAGCGTTATGCCTGCAAGGCTCTTTAACCTTACACGATGGAGCAGGTCAGAAATTCCTTGCCCTTGTAGTTCTTGGAGGGCATCCGATAGACTACAATCTGGAAGTCCTCGCCGCTGTCCGCCATTTCATCCACAATTTCCTCCATGGCGGTGAGGAAAGAGGTTGAACCGGTAACATACTTCGTGCCGTCCTTGGCAACGATGATGTACTTCTCATAATCCTTATCCTCGCTGTGTTCGTTGTGGACGGCCAGCTTGGCATAGTAGTCAATGTCAATTACGACATTGGAGGACTGCGTGGCTTCGTCCAGAGAGATAGCGTTGGTGGTGTCCTTGATTGCCACGCGGTCACGGGCTGTCAGCTCCTTGGAGCAGTACTGAATCTTGACACTGTATCCGGTCATTTGTTGTTCCTCCTTTTAGTCAGTTATTGGTGTCGTTAGTGGCAATGTCAGTGGTGTCTTTGCGCGGCAGGGGCTTCGCGACGGCAATGAAGTCAGCTTCGGGCATACCGTAGAGTGTTTCCTCTACTTTGGTATCAACAACGTGGACAGCCTTAACGGTGTCGGTGTTGATAGCAAGTTCAACCTGCTTCATCAGGGACTTCTCGTCCTTGTAGGTGCGGGGCAGGGTGACAACCTGATTAAAGGGTTCACCCTCCACAATGTCGAGACACAGAACGTTTGCCTTGGTGGTCTGGATGGTGCGAGTAATCATAGGGGTTCTTGCCATAGTTTTTTCTCCTTTCGTTTTTTTGATGTGTTAGACTGTTGGAGTGGCCTTGGGACGGCCAAGGGCTTAATCATACAGAACACTCCATTTAGAGGGGTGGGCGGCGTACCGCCCACCAGATTGAGGGAGGTGAAAATGGACTTCTTCTGACCACAATACAAGTATAGCAGATTGCGCAGGGTTTGTCAAGGAAATAATTAGGTCACTTTTCGCGTGTTACGGTTATACATATACATTCCGCGTGAAGTGTCGCAACGTATATATCACTGAGTTCTTCACATACCATCTCAACCGGACACCCAACGCAAGTGTCATTGCTCTTGCAAAATGTGTCATTAGCGTGAAGCAATAATTTGCATAATTGACGTAAATGCTCGTCTGAAAACCTGTAAACCAGCATTATTTCACCTCCTCATCGTTTAGATGCCCAACGTTCAGGTATAAGCGTGGAAATATACTCTAAAACACTCGCCAAATCTTTGCAGGGGCGATAATTTGGGCAATCGCAACAAATGGAACAATCAACGCTCTTGCACATTGACAACTGTGCGGCCGAAAGAGCATCATATAGTACAGCCAACTGTGCTTTGGTGTATGAGTGTTTTTTGAACGTCAACATTTTGAACCTCCTACGTCTGTAAGCTCAGCGATATCCCTCAAAATGTCAGTAGCCGCCTTTTTGTATGCTTCGGCTTCTCTAATGCTACCAGACATTTGGTGGCAATCGCGTACTACCTCAACAGTTTCATTGATTTTGTTAAGCAAATCGAGGTACGCTACGCAATAGGCTCTTGCGGTGGTATAATTCGTTGTTTTCATCATTGTTTCTCCTTTGTTAGATATTTGGGTTGCACCCGACACGTGGGTAGCCTTATACGGCTACCCATATGTATTTTGTCTGACAACCGCCGTCAAACATACCAAAATCTTGTTCAAACTTGTCTATTTGCTTATCAATTTTTCTACTGCGATAAAAAGTTTTCTCTGCCACGTCAAACAGAATATTATCGGCTTTTGAAATAATTGCTATGACTTGACAACCAGCCAGCAGAATAAAATGGCTATCAGTTTCGGTAACACAAGCACTGGTGTAACGGAACCGTCTCCACTTGTGAGAGTTATGCAACAGGTCAATGCATGACAACTCATTTTCGCAAAGCGTGTTTATTTCTCTTTGAGATATGGTTTTCATTATAATTTCTCCTTTATAGTTAGAATTGGTCACACCCAACACGGCGGCACAAGGCCGCTGTGCTTATACATCAAATCTCGCATTCATAATTTTTTCCATTTCAAGGGCTATTGCCTCACATTCGCAAGCCTGTTTCTCTGCGAATGGCATCAATTTGCCAGTTTCAGCGTCCTTAAACGCCTGTTCATTTCGATAACACTCAGCAGACTCACGCTTGTTATTAATAGCGTTAACAATAGCAGTCAGGCATGCATCCATCGCGGCGAAATAGTAGCTCTTTTCCATTTCAGTTTTCTCCTTATGTTAGAATTTAGGTTTTCACCCGACACGGAAATTATTTTTCCGTGAAATGGTTCGTGGTATTGTCATAAATCAAACCATTCTTTTTTGCCCAATATCTAATCAGGCGGTTTGCTGTTGTGTACCAAAATGATACCTGTTGCCAACCAAAAGACGTTTTAAGCATAGCGCAATATCCCATATCTTTGTGGTGATACATAATATACACTCTTTCCATTTAATTATTCTCCTTAACGTTAGAATTAGGATACACCCGACACGGCGGCCATGTGGCCGCTGTGCTGTGCGCTTATTCGGCGGTGGTGCGAGGAGGAAGAACGGTTGCGTTTTTGATAAATTCATCCTCCGGCATACCGTACAGAATGGTTTCCACGGTATGGGACGTGATAGCGCAAAGTTTCAGGGTTTCGGTTTCGTACTGCTTTTTGAGATACTTCATCGGCTCGATGGACTGAGGAATGACGCCTACCTTAAAGTCGATGGTGCGGACTTCCGCGGTTTCGGTGTTGCAGGTCATGACGGAATAGGTGTTGACCTCTACGGTGCGAGTTACCATACGCATTCTTGCCATTTTAATTTCTCCTTTTGTTGTTAGAATTTTGGGACACCCGACACGCCGCCCTTATGGGCGGTATGTGTAGCGGCTTGTTGCGTCATAGTCGGCTGCAAATTTTGCAATGTGCTGTGCGCTGGTTGCGGTGTAACCGTAAACGTAGCGCAGGAAGTCGAACATAACACCGGATTCCTTGTCGATAGCGGCAACCATTGTTGCATAAGATTGCAGAATGTAAAAATGTTCGGTTTCCCAAACACAGGCGTTACTGGAACGCAACCTCGCAACAAAGCGCTGTTCGCCATCTGCATTGATAGCAGAAATTTCACCTACCACAATTTCGTTAATCATGTTTTGGTTGATGTTCATGATATTGTCTCCTTTATTGTTAAAGTTGGAATCACCCAACACGCCGGTTATTTCTACGATACCGGCAAACGCTTTACGCCGTCTATTTCCATTATGCGGCGATAGTATCAGGGTTTACTCTTGATTGCCCTGTTCAGTCCGGCTTATTTGGTTGCGGGCTTTTACCGCGCCCGGTCACTGGAAAAGCCGTACACCCGACACGGGCATAGTGTTACCTATGCCGTGCCCGTGTTTCGTCTTAATTTTCAAAGACTCATCAGGGGTGCTTTACTCTAACAGGAGTGCCTACCCGGTCTACATACGCCGGGGCTTATATGGCCTATGTTTAATTATAAAGGTGCGCCTACAATCGCCCGCGCTCTGGTTATCCATTTACTAAGTCGTGCGGTTGTTCATAGCCTCATCGGCTACGCCTTGAGTATAGCAGATTTGGCGACGGTTGTCAAGCCTTTTTTTCGTCAGCCCCTTGGCCCGTCAGGCGGGAATCTGACAGACTTTTTCGGCCTGTCCCGTAACCTCATCGGCTACGCCTTGAGTATAGCAGATTTGGCGACGGTTGTCAAGCCTTTT